GATAAGCTGCGTAATGAACTATCTAACGCTCAAAATGATTCAGCACAAAAAGACGCACGCATGGCGGAGTTGGCAAATTTGAGCCAACAAAAAGTAAACGAGTTGGGCCAGTAGGAGGCGCAAGCATGAAGAAAATAAAAATTATTCGTGGATTTGGAATAGCCTTTGTTGCTGGACTAGTACTGATGCTGAAACTCAGCTCGATCCAATCGTTAAAAGTTTTAGTAATGATCATTTGCATAGCAGCAGCAAGCGTTTTAATCCCAACTACTATGATCTACGACGAGAAAGAATACGAACAACGCACAAAAAAAGAGACTTACTAGCCTGACAGCAAAAGTAAGTCGCAAAAGGTTAATCTATTTGACCTCATTTTAACAAATGAAGGGGGAAATAACAATGTTTAATTACGATCGTGCAATGGCAGATACAAAGAGCCATATTTTTACAAACGTTAGTCAAAGCAATATCAATACTGAATATGATTATATGTTCGATGATTATGGCACTCAGGTTTATGACAGTGATTTAGTTATGAAAGTAGTTTTTTCGAAAAGACAAATCACACAAGACAGAATAGTAAAAGTCACTTTTGCTAAATACGTAGTGATCGATAATTACGTGGAATTGATCGATGATATCGGCATTGTGTATCAAGATTACAGCTTTGCTATTGAAGGCAGAGAATACCTACAGAAGAAACTAGAAGGAGTGTTGGATCGTGAGTAATGAAATTCTAGAAAAACCGATTGAATATGAAGTAAACGGTGAAGAAGTAAAACTTACCGGAAACATGGTTAAACAATATCTTGTTTCTGGAAATGGGAATGTGACGGACCAAGAGTTAGTAATGTTTCTACAATTGGCTAAGTATCAAAAGCTAAATCCATTCTTGAATGAAGCATATTTAGTCAAGTTCGGAACACAACCTGCACAAATTATTGTTTCAAAAGAAGCTTTTATGAAACGAGCAGAAAGTCATCCTCAATATGATGGATTTGAAGCAGGAATCGTTGTCCAACGTGGTGAGGACATTAAGGAATTGGCTGGAGCGATTAAATTGCCTAAAGATGTGTTAATCGGCGGCTGGGCTAAGGTTTATAGAAAAGATAGAACGCTGCCTATTGTCTCTCAAGTAGCATTGGAAGAATTTTCTAAAGGACAAGCTACTTGGAAGAACATGCCAAACACAATGATTAGAAAAACAGCAATCGTTAACGCATTAAGAGAAGCCTTTCCAGAAGCTTTGGGAGCTATGTATACAGAAGATGACCAAAACGTAAAACTGCAACAAACAAATGCTAAACAAGTAACGCCTGAACCTGAAAAAACACAGGAACTAGAAAATAAATTCTTTAGCAATGCTGTGAATGGTCCTAGAGAAGCTGATGTAGTCGAGCTAGAAAATGAACCTGAGCAAGAATCATTAGACCTTAACTATAAAGATCCAAATGCAATTAATTTCGATAGAGAGGAAGTGGCTCCAATTGATGAAGATGGAGACGGATATCCTTTCTGATGAAAACTACTATTCAAATGAGGCTGATTGGCATTATATGTCAGTCAGCCAATATAAAAACTTTTTAAATTGTGAAGTTGCGGCATTAGCAGAATTAAAAGGGGAATGGGAGCCTGATCATGACAAGAAACCTTTGTTAGTTGGAAACTATGTTCATTCTTATTTTGAATCATCAGCAGCACACGAAGCATTTAAAGAAGAAAACAAAGAAAAAATGTTCTCCAGTCGCAACCCATTCGGACTTTTAAAAGACTTTCAAATCGCAGAACAAATGATTGATCGACTAAAACAGGAACCCGCATTCAATCAGATTTATCAAGGAGATAAGGAAGTCATTGTGACTGGTGAATTATTTGGAATCGAATGGAAAGGCAAGATTGATTGTTTAAATCTAAATGATGGTTACTTTGTTGATATCAAGACAACAAAAGATATACATGAAAAGAAGTATGACCTGTATTGGGGCCCTAGAGCTAACTTCATTGAACGTTACGGATATGCGCTTCAAATGGCTGTCTATCGAGAGTTGCTAGAGCAACAATACAATAAACAATTCGTTCCATTCATTGCAGCAGTCAGTAAGCAGACACCTAGTGATGTTGGTCTAATTACTTTAGATGAATCAAAAATGCAATCAGAACTATCGAGATTAGAAGAAAACATTGATCATATCCATCGAGTGAAGATGGGACAAGAAGAACCTATTCAATGTGGTCAATGCGATTACTGCAGAGGTCACAAACGAATCACTGGTTTCATCAATATGAATGATCTATAGAAAGGAGTAACGATTTTGGACTACATCAGACAGATTAACGCTTTCGAAAATTTGAATGAGTTTAATGACATCGGGCCTGGGGCACAGTTGCTTTGGTACAAGCTTATGCGAGTAGCAAACCTGAGCGGTTGGCAGAAGGAGTTATCTATTTCAAATACAAGGCTACAATCAATGACTAAAACGTCTGAGAAAACATTGATTAATAATAGGAATCAGTTAATCCAAAACGGGCTCCTTCAATATAAAAAGCGTGGTAGAACAAAAGCTGGAATTTATATCTTATCTGATATAACTGGAAATTTTACAGTAAAGACTACAGTAGATTGTTCAGTAGATACTTCAGTAAATAGTTCAGTAGTTTCTTCAGTAGATACTTCAGCTTATATAAACAAGACTAAACAAAACAAAACTAAACAAAGTAATAATGCTTCTGAATCTAGTATTACTAAAAATTCAGAAGAGAGCGCTGTACGTTATTGGCTCAATCAAGTGAACCCAGCAGAAGCGCCATTCATCGTTCAGTCTTTAGGCCATTGGGTCAATGACTTTGGTGATGATGCGATCGTGATCGCTGCTATTGATGAGATGCTAAAGAACAATGCTCGTAGCTATAAATACCTTGAGAAAATTCTTAAATCATGGGAATCACAAGGTCTAGATTCGTTAGAAAAGGTCCAACACTTTTTGGATGGACACTATAACAAAAATAATTCAGCTCGTAATTCTAAAAGCAAATGGACGCCTAAAAAACTATTTGACTATTGGTGGGCTGAAAAGATGGGTGGACACCCTTCGCTAGATTATTTTGCAGAAAAGTATAGTGTCACAGAGCAAGAATTGGGAATACTGACCGAAGAAATTAAGAAGCGGGGGATGGAACATGCGATTTCTTGAGATCATTAGCAAATTAGGCGAAACAGCGAGTAACGAGGATGAGAAAGAATTATTACGTTCGTACTATGAACGTTTAAGAAAGATGGTTCGAATTGATTGTTCTCACGAAGAAATTGAACACCGCTTCTGCCTAATGATCACTTGCTATATTCTTCGATACGTCACTAAACAAGTAGATTACAGCAAATTAAATGCCGATTACTATCTCACATTTCTCACTAGTCGATTGAATGCTGAGGTGCCTGCATGAAATATCGCTCAAGATCGAAATATGGCAATAAGAAAGTATATCGTAATGGACGCTGGTTTGATTCGATTGCTGAGGCTGATTATTATCCAATCGCTGTCGCTTATGCCAAGGATCACGGATATGAGCTTAAACTTCAAGATCGTCTAGATATTTTGCCGACGTTAAAACTTAATCAATGGGCCATTAGAAAGACTCAATACGTCGCTGACTATGCTTTTTATGACAAAGGTGAACTTATTCGACTGGTTGACGTTAAAGGCGTGGAAACGAAGGATTTCAAGCTTAAAGCAAAGATGATAGCTAAAGAGTTAGGCATAGTAATTGAACTGGCTAAGAAGACACGATATGGCTTTATTCACTATCCGTTCAACATGCCAGCAAACAAGAGAAAAGAGGCGTTTATAGTTAGTGCAAAAAAAGAGGATTAAAGAGCTGATTCAGCGTTATGGATATTGCGAAGTTAAAAAATATCGTCAATGGGACAATCGGCATTATTCTGCAATTGCAGACGGGGTAGCTGTTGTCGTAGATTTAAGAACCTGTGAACTATTTGAGTGGAATAGCAATACAAAAAAGCTAATGAAAAAATGAGAGTTATGGCATCAAACTAAATTCGAGGTGATTCTATGTATCGCATATATCACGATAAGATTGCAGCAATCGTAGCAGACGAAGATAGAAAACTGTTCTGCTATACCAGCATTGATAAAGCACAACAAATAGCTAAGAGTATTGAATCGAAAACGAGTTATCGAACAGCGTTGAATCAGCGAGAAGAGTTTCTGATCGAAGTTGGATATAAGAAAGAGAAATTTATTGGATAGTCCGCTAACTGGAGCATTTGCATAGGGAAGGAGATTTGATATGAAACAAGAAAAAAGAGTACTAGCTGAAAAATGGCAAACCCAAAAGGACGAATTGGATGATATAGAACATCAACTTATTCAAGAACTTGAGAAAACGCAAGAGTATAAAAAATGGCGCGAGAGTCATCCTCTTTGGGGAATCAATAGAGTGATGTCTGTTTACAAGAATGAAATTGAAGTTATGATGGCGGAAAAGTACGGTGACGATGAACAGGCAGAAAGTTTTTTTATTTCAAATAAATAGATACGCTATTGGAGAAATTCAGGGAACAAAGCTCACTTACATGGGGCATTAGCAGAGAAAAAGAAAGAAGGAATGATAATGGGTTTAGATGTAGAAGCTTATAAAAAAATGATGAAAGTTGATAATCCAAAAAGAGATGAGGATGGTTGTTTAGTAGATTGGGATAAACTAGTAGAAATCAATCAACCGACACTAGACTATACAGAAGAGCACTTTAAAGGACGGACACAAGGTCTAGTCACTGGTGTGTATTCTTCTGACGATTCATTTAGTTTTAGTGCAGGAGCTTACTCGCATTACAACCGTTTCAGAGAAAAATTGGAAAAAATGGCGTCGAACTCACAATTATTCGAGTTAATAATGTTCTCCGACTGCGAAGGATTTATCGGTCCCGTTGTATCAAAAAAATTGGCTAAAGATTTTAAAGATTTAGAAAAAATCGCTAGAGAGCAGTTGGATGACTATGACATGGAAACGTATTTGAACTTTAAAAAAGCATTTGAATTAGCAAGTGAAGATGGCTGTGTGCAGTTCATGTAACGGAAGACATAGAAGAGGAAACGAGGTGGAATGAATGAGAAAAAAGATAACTATCGATGTCGAAATGGAAGAAAGATGGCTAACTTATTTTATTTCAATGTTAGAACATATGGAGTATTACGGAAGTATCGGAGGCTCACGAATGATTGGATTCCACTGTGATGGAGACGGGGATTTTAGACCAAAATTTAATTTCAATACAGAAATTGACACGTCAAAAGTTCCGATTATGTGGAATAGGTTTAAAAATGTTGATTTAGTTTATGATGCAGGCTAGTTCTGCTAACGACAACAATCAAGGAGGATTTAAATCATGAGCTATGAAGTGAGATACGAAAACAAAACTAGTTTGCACGACTTACAAAAAAACGTCGTAGTGAACAACTGCAATTTATACAAACTTGGAATAGTTAAGGAAGTTAGCGACGAAGATGTCACCTATCTATTACGAATGAATTGCTTTGATAAAGGTATCGATGTAGAAGTGAATTTGCCACATGAAATTATGATGGAATTAGAAAAAATGATTAGTGAGAGTTTGAGTGATTAGGAGGACGGCGAATGACATGGACCATTATTCTATTCATTTTAGGCATAGCGCTTGGAAGAGAATATGCAAACATGAAATTTAGAAACAGAAATCAGATTATTTTTTACAGATTAAGTAAATCCGCTAAGTCAGAAGTTGTAAAAATTATTAATGAAATGGACGAATAGTTCCGGTAACCACACCAATTAAGTAAAAAAAGACTATTGAGCAATCAATAGTCAGACATGTGGTTTTCCTTATCATCTTTTGGCTCACATTTAGTGGTGTCTAGGTCTTTATTTGAGGTAACGTGTCCACAACGGATACATTCGTAATCTCCTGTACCAGTTCCCTTTATATGTTCTTGCTTGTACAGATGAGATTGTTGTGGCTGAGTGGTTTCATTATTTGTGCTCATTATTGAGACACTCCTTTCAGTCATAGTATTTACAAATGAGTATATCATCATAAATCTTCATTTTAAAGGAGGGATAGCAATTGATAGTATGGGCGTTGTTTGATAGCGGAAATGGTTGCTATGCCCAAGCAGCAAAAGAGTTTCCATATATAGAATTGTACAGTGTCGGATTAGATATAGAAGGTAAGCATGACCATTTCATTAGTTTAAATCTAGCTGATTACTCCCATCTGTTTGGACAAAATGGATTGTTTGAAACATTAGATCAGTTACCAGACCCAGATTTGATCATTGCGAGTCCTCCTTGTGAGAGCTGGAGTGTAGCTAGCGCAATGAAAGATGGTAATGCTTCATGGAAACAGGAAAAAGGAGACGGGTTGTTTGAGTCTCAAACTCCGTTGTCACGTTTTACTATCAGGGATTATAGAGACTATGATCGGTATCAATATAAGCCGGAGAAATCTTTGTTGAATAGAATAAACGGCGAGCTATGCACCTTCAACACGATACAGATTATTAAGCGGTACGATCCTCAGATTTATATTATTGAGAATCCAACCAGCAGCAGGATGTGGGAATACATCGAAAAAGTTCTGGGTTTTAGTATTCCATTCGACAATTTGACTTACTACAACAATTACGGCTACCCAGCAAAGAAAGCGACTAAGTTTAAAAGTAATATCGATTTAGGCTTGAGAAAAGCCAATATACCAAATGAGCTAGGAGTCAAGAGGTTGGACCGGAAGGGCGGAGCATATAACGCTCGTTCAAATATCCCATTCAGTCTGATTAAGGATATTTTCAATCAGGTTCGTAATGAATTAAAGGTTAATTAACTCAGCCTATCAAGTAAGAAAAGAGGGATGAAATGGAAAAACAAGATTTAATCAAAGAAATTAATAAAGAAAAATATGATTTTTCAAAACCGTGGACGTCACTGGACAGATCGGATTATAAGGAAGGATACAATGATGCCTCCGATGACATTATCGGAATTGTTAATCAACTAGACGAACCGACGAAAGTGATTGCTCATTTGGCCGGAAAATGGCACGAAGACATTGGTCCTGTTCTCTGGTGGGATTTCCCAGTCGAAGAACCACCATATTGCGGCACACCACTAGATGACGATTTTCCAAAGTATAAGACACATTTTACTGAACTTCATATTCCAGACGAGGTTGAGGAAGAACCGAAGTGGGTACTAAAACATCAAAGCGGGATGTATTTTACCAGATTCAACGAAGAAATGGAACCGCTCTTGGGAGGGGAGAAAAGGGCTTATAGATTCACCGATGAATCTAAAGCAGAAGCGCTGACAATATTCTTTAATGGTACAGTCGAGAAAGTGTGGGTGTGAGAATGGAAGAGAATATCACGATTGAGTTTGTCAGAAATTGGATAGTGAAGCATCGTTTAACAAGAAAATCGTATGAGTCTGTATTGACAGATACGCTTACTAACAACGGACATTACTACATTGACAATCCATATTTGAGAGATTGGATCAGAGAAAATACTGAAATGTTTAGAAAAATATTGCCGTATGAACTCAACGAAAACCAGCAGGTCGTGTTGGAGTGGTTGAAGTGGTCTGTTGAAGAGCAAGGAGTTTCTCCTATGGACGCTGTTTACTTGCTTGTACTTGGAGAATCACTCGATTCCGTTTCTCTAGCATATATAGCATTGACACCAGATCAGCAGACCCAAGTCCTAGCAGCCTTCGCGGAATGGGGAATGAAAGAGGTGGCGGAATGAATGTAGACTGCTACGGAATCATGACATGCGCAGGAGTAGGCAAGCCATGGAAACTATTTCCTGAAACTTTTACTACGGGAAAAGAAGCAAGTGAGTTTTACATAGATCATTTATCTAGTGAAGGAAACTTGTTCAGGATAATTGAAATTAACATAGTCAGCCAAAATATGCTGTATCACTAAAGATCCGGTAACCGAAGCGATTGCATAGATAAAGGAGGAAATTTTTATGAGTCATGATAAAGAATGGGTTTGCGCCCCGTCTGCAGACTGTGATATTTGGAAGTCTACTGAATATTTTGAAACAAAAGAAGCGGCTATTGAAGCAGGAAAAAAAGTCATATCTCAGTGGAACCAAGGAAACACTGATACAGAAATCGAAGACATACTCGGTGATTGGTTCAAGGAAGATGTGAAGATTGTCAGTTTTGCCGTTGGTCAGTGTTTTTGCCCAAGTCTTGATATTGATGCTGGTTATATTCTAGAGGGGATTGCCGCAGGTGTGTATGATCAATGCGGAGAAGTCGCTGAAGACTATTTGGATGATGTTTTGGAAGAACATAAAAATGAACTAGAGAGTTTGATTATCAATTGGTTTGAAAAATATAAATACAATCCAACATGCTACACGATTGGAAATATTGAAACCGTCATAGTTTAGAGAGCAGAAAAAGCTCTATAAAATGACCCGTATTGGAGTTAAGCACCACATGGAGGTGTAGACATGGAATATTTAAAAAGTTTTCGTCAGCAAGCAGGATTAACTCAGCGTCAAATGGCCGAAGCATTAAATCTTTCGTATGGATACTACCGACAAATGGAGAATGATTTCAGGAAGCCAAGTTTTGAGATATTGGTCAGGATCAAAGAGAAGTTTAGTGAAATAGATATGAATAAGTTGTTTGAAGAAGAGTGTTAGCGTTCCGCTAACGTCGTCAACTGCATAGAAAAAAGCAACCAGTGGTCGGTTGCCAGTGAGCTAGTTGAAATATGCTTGCGCCCATTGAAGGAAAAGCCTAGCTCACAACAATTATATCATAAAAAAACACCAAGCTTTCACTCAGTGCTAAACGTTATCTAGTCAATAACATTATAGCACAAGGAGCGGATGGCATGATAGCGCTATTGAGAGAAGTCGATTTTTATCAAACTAAATGTAATGCAAGAAAAATATTGAAAAATTATCGTAAGTGGGTACGTATAGCGGGAAAGTCAATGATAGATATTAAATCACCAGTCATGTCAGACATGCCAAAAGGCGATAGATGGGGGAACAAGGCGGAAGACGGAATGATCCAATTTATGGAAGCTGAAGCTGAAAGAGATGCTATTTTAGCAGCTTTGATGTCTTTGGGAATAACAAGTCGTCAAGTTCTCTATTACCGCTACTGTGCACCTGATAGTTATTCTAATTATAAAATCGGCCGTGAAATTGGCTACTCTGAGCGCAGCGTTGAAAGACTAATGTCAGAAGCTCTAATTGAATTTGCTGAAGCTTATAAAAAAGGCAGATTGATCGCATATCGTTGAACAATTATTTTGGCGGTTTTTTGCGGGATATTTGGCGGTTTAATCACGTTTTTCTGCTATATACTATTATTATCAAATTAGTATATTTACAGCTAGTCAGACGAACATCATAAACAGGACAACTGCTAAAAAGTGGAGTAAATGAACAACCATCTGAACTAGCTGTTTTTATAGAGAGCATCAAAATATTTTATAGGCTACTCACATAACCTATAAAAAAACAGAAGGAGGTGAACAGGAACTGAATAGCTCCTCTTCCTTTAAAGTTCACGTGCCGCCCAGTACATAACCAGGACCACTCAATTGGGTGGTCTTTTTATTTTTCAAAGGAGTTGAGAGCATGTCTGTATTAGAAAACGCGAGACATGAAAAGTTCGTTCAATGCCTAATTTCAGGCATGACACAACGGAAAGCATATCGCGAGGCGTTCGCTTCCGCCAATAGGTGGAAAGACGCTACAGTAGACAACAAGGCGAGTGCTTTGTTCAGAGAAAATGAGATTCTGGCTAGGTATAAAGAACTCCAAGAAGAAGCTCAAGACGAAGCTATTATGACCCGAAAGGAACGTATGGTGAAGCTTTCAGAGATTGCTAATGACGATGAGTATCCAGGAGACCAGATTCGAGCGATTGATACTTTGAACAAAATGGATGGAATATACACTAAGAAATTGGAGTTATCCGGTGAAGTGAAAGCAAAAAATCCATATGCTGAACTAAGCACCGAAGAATTGAGGCGATTAGCCTATGAACAAGATGGTTGATCTTGAGATAATTAGAAAAGAATCACTAAAGGAGTTAGCGAGGAGAAATTTTGCTGACTTCTTTTTCTATACCCACGGGTGCACATTTAAACCATTACGACACCAGTTATATATATCACCTTACTTGGATCGTATAGCAAATAGAGAACGATTATTTATCATCGTGGAGTTACCACCACAACATGGTAAATCTACTTTTATCACAGAGACCTTCCCAGCTTATTTTTTATGCAAGAATCCTGATAAATTGGCGATGGTTGTTTCATATTCAGAGGAACTTTACAAAAAGTTCGGACGAAAAAACCGAGAAAAATTTCGTTTATACAGTGATGAACTATTCGATTTGAAACTAAGTTCTGAGATAGCGAGTGTTTCTGAATGGGGTATTGATAATCATTTAGGTCAGTTATACAGCACATCTATCTTAGGTGGTGCAACTGGCCGTGGCTCCGATCTATTGATAATTGATGATCCTGTAAAAAACAGAGCTGAGGCAGAAAGTAAGACAATCCGAGATAAAATTTATTCTGAATGGCGTGATACGTTTTATTCTCGTTTATCGGCAAATGGTTCTGTAATCATTATTATGACTCGTTGGCATGAAGATGATTTAGCGGGTCGTTTATTAAAAGAAAAAACATTACCTTGGATCGAAATCAAAATACCAGCTATTGCGGAGGAAAAGGACTTGCTTGATCGTAAGGTCGGCGATGCTTTAGCCCCTGAAATTGGTAAAGATGAAGAATGGGCGGAGCAAACCAAAGCTGTTACTGGGTCCCGTGGTTGGGCATCATTGTACCAGCAGCGACCAACACCTGCTGGTGGAGATATCTTTAAACGATCATGGGCGAAATATTATGTGCCTTCCATTGAAATGAAAGTGCGATTGGGACTAGGCGATGATGTAAAAGTCATGCCTAGTTCTTTTAGTCAGCAGATACAGTCTTGGGATTGTACTTTTAAGGACAAAAGCACTTCTGACTATGTGGCTGGTCAAGTATGGGCAAGAGATAATGCTGATTTTTATTTACTAGATCGGCATCATGAGCGAATGGGCATCGTAGAAACGATGCGAGCTATCCAATCATTGACAGCTCGTTGGCCGGAAGCAACGGCAAAACTAGTCGAAGATAAGGCGAATGGTACTGCCGTCATTGAAATGCTACAAAAAAAGATCCCTGGCATGGTTGCAGTGAATCCTCAAGGAGGTAAAGAAGTGCGCGCACAAGCAGTGGCACCATTTTGGGAGTCAGGAAATGTCTACGTACCTCATCCGCTATGGAAAGCATGGACTGATGAAGTGTTAGATGAGTTAGAAGCATTCCCTAATGGAGCTCATGATGACGATGTGGATTCGATGTCTCAGGCGTTGGTTAAGATGGATAAGCCTTTTGATCCAGACGATGTTAAACCCAATCTGCCTAAGATAAGAGGAAGGAGGAAATAACAATAGGACCTATTGAACGATTCAGACGTAACAGAAAACAAAAACGTATGCGCAAAGTATTAGGAAACATTCGCAAAGATACTTTAAAAAAAGTAGTTGCGGGCAAGTTCGAGAGCGGCAGGCAAACGAAAGCGAAGTGGGACTATGGTTTTCTTAAGCAATTGAACCAACCTGTAAAAAGAGAGTTGCACCGAGAAAAGAAGATACTCGACTCGCTGAAGTTACTAAGAGACATTAATCCGGATGCTTCAATGGCAGTCTGGAACTTTCTCCGTTTAGGTAACCAAGGACATGAGGTTCAGGTATTTGGTATTGATGGAGAAAACGATGAAGAGATGCAGCAATACATCAACGAGGATTTGGCTCCTCGAATTGGGAAGATATACGGTGGTGGAACTGACCAATTAGTGAATGTCCTAAATCTAGCAGGATTTACCTATGGCGCTGAAGCATTGGAAGTTGAACTTGATGATTCATTAACTGAGATTGTGGACTTTCATCCGATTCAACCGTCAAAGGTTGACTTCATTCCCAATGAAGAATCAGGCGAGCTTGAATTGTCTCAGCGGCAACCGGACGGGAAATGGCTGACATTGAATCCGGAGCAAGTGTTTTATGTTCCTTTAGATCCTGACATTGACGATCCTTATGGTCGTTCACCAATGCTGCCAGCACTTGAAGCAGTTATCTTTCAAGCAGAGGTCTTAAACGATCTGCGGATTATCGCTCACAAGATGGGCTATCCCCGTTTTGATGTGTCCGTTTCAACAGAGGCGATAGTCAGTAATATTCCTGAACGGCTACAATTCGATAAAGAAGGCTCTGAGAAGTTCATTAATGACTATATGGATACGATAGAAACGGCTTTTGCAGAGATTGATATAGATGATGATTTCTATCATGATGACACGATCAAAGTTGAGCAGGTTTCCGGTATGGGTGGGAAGAGTATTGATTTTAAATCTCTCTTAGATATCCTCGATCGACAAGTCACTGTCGCACTTAAGCAGTTGCCAATTATGTTAGGACAGAATCAGTCTACAACAGAAACACACGGGTCCATTCAATGGGAAATACAAGTTGCAGGTATTCGAAGCATTCAGAACATGACGAAGCGACTACTGGAAAAAGCCTACACAGTTGCCTTAAGAGTGAAAGGTAGCCAGTCTAGTGTTTCAGTTACATTTAATGAAGTTCGTTCGAAGGATCGTCAAGCTGAAGCAACCGCAGAAGCAACGGAGATTAACAACTTGATAGCTAAGGTTAATCAAGGGTGGATCGATAATGACGAAGCAGCCAATGAGATGGTTGGCCATGATGCAATATCAGAACCTAAACAACAAGTAGGCTATTCTAATTTATTTGGCAATACTCAAAAATCAAAAGAGGATGAGGAGGACGACGATGAAGGCAGACAAATCAGACGTTTCCCAAGCGAGATCTTCCTCAAAGAAAAAACTAAGTAGTGATCCATTTGTTGCTGAGATGAATGAGCCGTGGTCAGCAGATGTTGCTATCGTTGCTGAACAGGCTTATTTGGCATTTATAGACGTTTTATCTAATCAACGACAATTAATCCATGACACGTTAAACGATGCACCAGAACCACCCAATTTTGCGAATAACCGCGCCGATTTATCAGATTATCCTAAAGACTTTCAGGACTGGGTAGAAGAGTATGTTTTGAACAACCGAACGATTGATAAAATGGTTGAGGATTGGGAGAAGCTGTTTAATGAGTGGTTACTCGGAACGATCATGGTGGTCGGAGAGATCAACTATTTGAACATTCCTGTTGAAATACCGTTCAGTCCAGAGGGAGTATTTGGTAAGTATGATTTCATAGATGACAAACTATTAGATTGGATTGAGTGGCGATCGAAGTTCAGCGCATCAGAGATTGTCGGAACTTCTGCCGACCGTGTCCGTAAGTTGATCTATGACACTATCTCAGATAGTCCGTATTCGATAGACAAGGTGCAATCTGTATTGCAGCGTGATTATGCGTTCAGTGATGATCGTGCTCGTTCTATAGCTAGAACAGAGATTTTAACAGCTCAGACAACCGGACAATTCGGGTCAGATATGAAATTCGCAGAAGAGGATTTACTATTAGGCAAAGTGTGGCGAGATTCAAATGATTATCCAAGAGTGCGTGATTGGCATCATCATGCGAATGGTCAATTCAAAGAGTTTTACGAACCATTCATTGTTAATGGCGAACTGTTAATGTACCCAAGAGACTCTGAAATGGGAGCGAGCGCAAACAATGTCATTCAGTGCCGCTGCACCTATCAGTTGCTCTGGAAAGGCCTAGATGAAGATAAATTGAATCAATTAATATCTTGATGAGGAGTGAAAGCTATGGAAAATCAAGAAAACCGCGATATCTTTCAGTCAATGACACTAACAAGTTTATTACTCATATTCCACAAAACACACTTGAATATGTTGGAACACAAACGAAAACCACCGGACTCACTGTACCATTCTGGAAAGGCAGATAGTGCCGGAACGGTTGGTGATCCATCATCTCGTTAGCTGTCGCAAAGGCTAATACTACCTTCCTTACCTGAGTATCGTTTGGTATGATTATCAAATAGGAGGGATTTAGATGATTATTAACACTATTCAAAAAATTTCTGAACAACAATTTCCACCGATACAAATAGAATATGCAACACCAGAATGGATTCAAGTTTCTACAAATTTGCTTGGTATACTTATCGGTGCATTACTAGCAGCAGCAAGTTCAATTTATTTAATAAAGAAACAAAATGAAGCAAATCTCAGACTTGAGACAGATTTATTTTTAAAACAAAAAGAGATTGATGATTTGAGAAAGGCTAAAAGCTCACTTTTCTTATTGAATGCTACTGTTAATGAGCTTTATCCATTGTCTAATAGGTTGGTGAATTTAAGAAAAAGACTTGAAAATGAGAAAAATGCACTAAAACAGAGAAAAATGAGCTATGAAAAGCGTATCCACGAGCTCGATAGATTGGATATTCTCGAAAAAGAAAAAATAGTTTTAGAAGAAAAAATGACAGGAATAGCAAACAAAGGATTAGATGCAATTTTTGAGATTAATCTCACAATTGTCAGGTTCAAGCTACCTGATGAGCATAAAACCTCTCTAGATATTATAAGAAGTATTTCCGATCATCTTTTTAATGTTTATCAGGAGCCAAAATTAGAAAATCAAGACGATGACCTGAAATCAAACGATTTCTTACTTTCCTACGATCAATATATTGATTTACTCAGAGCAATTAAGAATTTAACAGAAAATATTTCTCTTTATGAAATTAGTAAAATAGAAGAAATGAGAAATGATGAAAGGGGGTGAAAGGATGACAGAAAACAGTTTTCCAATGTCAGTTCATGCAACGGACATTGACGATGAACTGCTATCGAAAATCAATAAGCACACGCGTAGGACATTCAATGCTAATGAGTTATTTGCATTCGAAGGTGTGATCAGCGATGACTCACTAGACACCTTTGATACTCGAATGGATCCTGAAACGACATTAAGAAATTATGCAGCAGATTTATTGTCAGGCGTGTCTATGATTGACTGGCACGACACGAATAGAGAGCCTTATGCTCGCTCATTTGATTCGAGTATTTACCAAGATGGTGAACTGACCAAGGTCTCAGGTAGCTTTTACATGCTAAGAGATAGCAATTCAAACGGACGATCAACGAATGATATTATTCGTAACATTGAAGGCGGGATCACGAGAGATTTGTCAGTTGGGTTCTCAGCCGGGATTGAAGACTATATATGTTCTGTGGATGGTAAATCCATGATGATGTCTCCATACTTCCCTGGTGATCGGACTGAAGAAGGTCAAAAGGTATTTTATTGGATTAAGAACGCCCATCTGCGAGAAGTTTCAACGGTATACAAAGGATCAAACCATAATGCTTACATACAGAAAGCACGACAGATGGTTGATGATGGTTTGATGGATGAAAACAGAATAGCGGTATTACAGGAAGGCTTAGGTACTCGTTTCGATGAGTTGGACAAGCCTTTTTTTGATGCATTAAAAAGACAAAAAACAAAAGGAGTGAAGCAAGTGGACATTAAAGAAATTCGTAGTGCAATTACTGATGGGAAATTAGCAGTAACTGATCTCCGCAAAGTTATGGAAGATCATGAAATCCGTTTTGAATCTCAAGAGGACGTTGCTATCCGTAACGCTCTTGGAGAAGGTAACGCAAGTGTTGAAGCAATCAATCGTATGAAGCAAGAGGCAGAAGCTGGCCGCAAGTACAAAGAGGACTTGATTGATTCAGCTGTTAAAGCACGTGTTGCTGTTCAAGGGGAAGATTTCAATGCTGAGAGTTACAAGTCTATGTTGACCCGCGCTGATTTAGAATTCATCAAAGAAGAACGGGAAAGCTACGAAAAAATGAAGTCGAAAAAATTTAGCAGTGGCCGGCAAATCGGATCAGAAGAAAAAGATGATGAAGTCATGGTACTTCGATAGGAGGAAAGAAAAATATGGGAGCAATTTTTAATCGTGGGGGCATCGTCCCTGAGAATTATGGATTAAGCTTGACAGTTTATCCGAAGACGGATGTGGTCTCTGGTCAGCCTGTGGTATTCGATGCAGCGGAAGGTGACTATGGAGTGTCGTTGTCCGTTGACGACAAAGTGGATGGTATTGTAAAAGTCGGTGGCAAGGCAGGTGATCCCGTTTCAATTTATGTAGTTGGGAAGTCTCGCAATGTCAAAGTAGAGGTTGATGCAGTTGTGGCGATGGGTGATCGAGTGATCGCTGATGCAAGCGGGAAGTTCATCAAATCAGGAGATGACAAAGGGTTACTTGTTTTGAAAGGGAATCCTGATAAAACAGCGGAGGTGTTGATTTAATGGCAGAACTAAAATTATTCAAGAAAGATAAATTTGCTATCGGCAATCGAATCATCGAAATGCCGCAGCAACATGAATTTTGGGAAGAAGCTCGAAAAGCTGCAAAAGCAGATGGTGT